CTCCGTTTAAAAACTTGTGTTTATAAAAATGCGGGGACGATGAAGTCCCCTTCATCTTTACCGTGCCCGCCTGCACGCCATTTATAAGTAAATGTTGAAAACTTTGAGGAGTTTTTATCTCGCAATAAGACCCGGAACTCTTCTAAACCGGATGAAGCTAATATCGGGGCCTGCCGCATACACCACCTCCTGTCGTTGGATGGTTGATTGCGCAACACCCGTCATTATTACCACTTGATTCTGTCGATAACACTTGCCCAGAACCCCTTCGAATCTGTACACCCAAAACTTGCTCTCCGCATAATTGGGCAAACACACTTCCACACCGCCACCAACAAGAGTAACCAAATCGAGACCATCCATACCCGTGTTCAAAACATTAGAGTTACCCATTGTAACTGAGGTATTGGCCCAATTGGTGGACGCATTGGTAGTACCAACCGTCACTTCGGTGTCTAGAAGCGCTTTCATCGACACAAGGGTCATGATGCCGTTCGCCGTCTGCGCCGGCTGCACCTTAACACGCACAGAACCCCTCACTCCGCAGAACATGCTCGCCACATGCGAAAACCAAGTCCAAGCGACAGCATTCCCCATCGCATTTTGATTCGATTGATTGAACTCTGTAATCGTCCATGGACCGACGCCGCCTTTATACAAGTCCAAAGGCCTCGGGTAGTAAAAAGGAAACACAAAAGTGTTCGGATTAGCAGTGCTCGCATCGCCCCCCATAACACCAATACGTGAGAACCTCTGCGCCAAAGCTCGTGCCGACAACACATTCTCGCCCCACATCACCTGGTCACTAGGATACGCTTCGGTCGTCTCACCCTCCATCAAACTAACCTTGGCAGCGACTATATCCACACCATCACCAATAGATCGGGGCTCATCTCCTTGAATCTGAAAAGCCATATTAAACTCCTTGGCCGTCGAAACACTCGTCTGAAATTGATAGCTGTCAACAGGCACTCCAAATCTCATATCTGGACATGCCCTAGCCAACACTACCACCTTGATCGTAGAAGTCCCAACAGTAGCCTGAAGCGCATTCAACACACGAATCACAAGAAACCCATTACAGTTCCGAAAGTTATACGGCGACCACACCGCGGCAGACGCATCTCCCATACCCGTATTTCGCATACACTGAAAAGTCTGCGAATAAGGAACAGAAATATCTGCTGCAGTCGAACCCGTTGCCTCCATTATCGTATTATGTAACATCCCGGTTGGCTCAAGCGCATAAGTGGTTCCCGCCGGTGGAGCATTATCCCATAAAACCTGCAACTGTCCCCTGTGGAAGGAACTAGAAGAGATCATAACACGGTACTCCATTCCACCTCGCCAATATTTAAAAGGCATCCCAATATAACCAGCCGTCGTAGGATAACGAACACCCAAAACCACGGCACACGCATGCGGTGTCACGCCCAGTTTCCTTAAGATGGTTCCAGAGGCATCCGTCGTAGCCCAACTAAAATTGTCGATAATAGTCCATCGCGAATAAAGTGATCCAATCGTACACTCGTCCTCACTAGGCCCTCCTCCAATCGTTGGGTCTATTGACACCGCGTTCGTCTGGAACAAAGCATTAATCTCTGAACCATCAAAACCATCAACGCAATTCCGATTCCCCATAGACAATAACCTCATAGGAGTAGGCATGTCAGGCTTCGACTCTCTCGTAAATCCAAAGTAATCCGCCAAGGAAGTGACCGCTGCAGCTCCCGCCGCTACGCTCGCCGCCAAAGGCGCTATCACAGGAAACGCCATACCCGCAGCAGCCGCCAAACCCGCCACCTTCTTCGCTCCACTAGAAATCGTCTTCTCCTTCTTCCACTTGTCCGCCACGTCCATGGCCGTCTTCGCATGCTTCGCAAAATCCACACCAGACGCCTTGTCCTTTCCTTGAACACACGAAATGGTCAATTCCAAATCCGGAGTGAAATTCGCGTAAAGCTTGTAATCCGCAGACAACACAACGGCATTCACCGAGTTCGCCACTGGGGACAAACACCACAAAGTCAATCTCCACGCGTCTCCACACGCATAGCTGAACGACCTAGCGTCTTCCACCCCCAAATAAGGCAAAGTGAGTTTCACTGTATTACTCGTCGAAACATCAATAAAACCATGTATGCCCTGAGTCGCATTGTACGGCGAATCGAACGTCGCACTGTCGCACTCATACCACTTCGAAGTCGCTGACCCGCTCTCACCATTAAACGGTACATTGCTGATGACGTTGGGAACAGCAGCCAACAAATACAGTCCATATGCATTCGTCGGCGCGTTCAACACAAACGTCACCTCAATCGTTCCTCGAAACGCATCGAAATTCTTCATCTTGTTCAAAACCGCAGCATTCGCAATCAACAGATCGGTTGGAAACCAATTCTGCAACGACGTCAACAGCGTATCTGTAGACAACAATTGTCCCGACGCAATCTGCACTGGTCTCATCAAAAATTCATCCAGGTCATGGGGTCTCAAAGACATCCACATGGCCATATCCTCCTCAGACGGACCACCAGCTTCAACTACCGGATGTTCTCCAGGTACAATTGTCGCCACATAACCACTCGCCACATCTTGCCCCACTAGGGGGGCATTTGCTGTTACATCTGTCATAGACATTTCGGCTAAAAAGCCAGATCAGTCTTCATCTCGGTCACTAGCGCTGATCGCTCCGCTAACAACCACTTTGGATATGCGTTCTTGTAATAGAGCTCGTCTAGCTCACCATACGAAAAACGTCGATACAGCTTACTTACATTCAGACTGTACTTTTCGGCTATCATATCCAAAATAACCATCCATCGTTCAAAAACTTCCACACCATGAAAGTACAACTCCCGATTCACGTTAGTCACCAAAACAGCTATGTGATCAACACGCCCTAAGTCGCTTTTCTTGCAACAAACGAGCATTTTCACAAGGCTCTTGATCTCCAGACGCGCCTTCCAGCGCCCTCCCTCCTGATAAAAGTGCCTCTTCAAAAAACTGCACTCCAAGATAGACTTCATCGAATTTTCCGATCCATTTTTAGCAGTTGCTGTGTATGTCATGCCCATCGCACCAAACACACGCTCTAACAACTCATTATTGAACCACGCAAAACGCAACGATCTACCATAGATGTTGTCATCTCCGCCAAACAAAGCAGCAATCGCCGTGCGAAACTTTGGAACCTCAATTTTCAACTCGAGCGCACCCACGTAGTACGCTATCCTAAAAAGCAACGAATTGATAATATTATTCCCATCCAACGTCCAGTAACCTCCGGAACCCATCGAATGACACATCATAAACAAATCATTCTTCACAAAACGAATGTTATAGATATATCCGAACAACAGGTTCCCGATAATCACCTTATGCCGCACACGCAACGGTGTAAAGTCAAGAATGTACATTATTACCTTCCGAAGCGCCAACATCAGAACAGTCAATATAGTCACATCAAAACCCTTGTAATCTCCATCGCCAAAAAGCGCCATCAGCACACTCTCATCGGTATCCAATACCTCAGACAAGTGTCTGATAATCAAATCACAATCCAAACTGTTTATATTCTTTCCAGCTACATTTTCAAAGAAACGCCAATTCTCATGCATAGTAACCATCAACGTCGCAGTATACTTCTTCAACAAGAAGTTGTACGCCGCCGGGAAAACATTAAAAACTCTGGTATCGCAATTTCTAGCCTTCTCAACAGAGACAGGCTCATCTTTCAACGCATGTACCAACACGGGAACGTAAAACTGGCCCTCAATAGCGCAGCAATCCTCAATCTCCTCAATATGTCGGTAAAATTCTTCCTCCAAATAGGAGACACGCGTTCCGTCTTCCTCGACAACTTCGATGTACTTCTCCTTCTTACAAAAATAGGGAGGTCCCATCGATGTCTTGAGATTCGTCGGGTTCACCTCACCCGCAACCCCTGTGATCACCTCATTATCACTAAGAACTCTCACCTTCGAAAAATCGATCTTGTCCACGCCAGAACAATAATCATCAATCGCTAGATTCACAAACTCTTCATCAACGCTCCCATTACTATACTTCTTAAAAGCTCTAGTGAATGGGTCCATATACTCTCCATCAACCATCTTCCCTTTCATCATCGGGGGAACATAGTTAGGAGAGACGCCGCAAATCTCTTCCTCAAGCTCTTTCATGTCTTCTGCAATCATAGTCCTCGAACATTGTGATCTTGCTCCCCGCAACGGGAACTTATCTCTCAAAGTCCCAAGCGGAACAACACAATCCAATCCATTAGTCAACGCTACCCAAAGCGAAGATCTTTCTGGCAAAGGATCAATCACCACATTCTGAACTTCCAATTTCACACCAGGTGTCACTTCAAAGGTACCCAACACAGGCGTACCAGGGAGTTGACAAAACTCCCCCAACTTCGTCAAGGCAATATTCAATTCATACGCTGAGAACTCCTCGGCTAGCCCCTGCCAGGACTCCGCATTCAACAGCGTTTTAAACGTAGTCATACACACCAGATGATATCCGGCTATATACGTTTTATTTCCAACCTTGCAAAGTAACAAACTACCGCACGTACCATCCTTGGTTTTTTCCGCCAAATCATATTGGTACATCGGCTTGTTCGCCTCCAAATTCTGCACAACCAACCTAGGTAATATAGCCTCAGTAATCTCAGTATCATAAGTATCCTTATTGAACCTCACAACCCAACCTTCATCACAGACAGCACTCCATCGCTCTCCTGATTCACTAGGTATGTGTTTCAACAAATCAAACTTCTCGCCTAACGGAAAGAATCCCGGCACCCTAACCAGAACCATTTCCCGTCCAGGCACTGACACACAGTTAACTCCAGGCGTCACCACCATGGTATGTTTGAGCGGACCCTTAGAAAAGGTCAACTCCGTCTTGAACAACTTCTGTGCCAACTGCCTCAATTCCGGCATCGCAAACCCAGTCGTCTCTGCTTTCGTATACATCACATGTGAAGGAAACATGATCACATTAGACTTTACGCGCACGCCAAACACTTTTGAACAATTAGATTCTACAACAACCATCAAACTCAAGCATCCTCTAGTTAAATCCGAAATCGAACTCGTAGAGTGTACTTGGGAGTCCAACGGCTCACGCACGACTTGTGCCCGAACGTAATTGTCCCTCGATACTGGTTTTTGAACAAGATCACCAGCCAACTCAAAACGCCCACTTTGAACGTCAGGTTTGGTGTAATACTTCTTTAAAAGATATCGCACAGCATACACAAACCCAACTGAACTAATCAGCGTAAGTGCCACAACTTTCATCGCGGCCTTCTGCAGTTTCAACTTCAACATCCGCACAAACGAATCAACCGTATCCGCAACAGTCAAGTAAAAACCCTTCGCCACACGATAAGTCTCATGCACCGGATTGATCGCCTTAAAATTCTCCCAAATCGCTCTCCAATTAATCAATGGAGTACCGCCAAAGCACATAATAAACAATTGCTGTGGTATCAAAAGGGCCACTCCGAACCAAACGGTCAGAAACCAAACGCCCAACTTCTTCCCAGGTGACATGTTAGCTTCAGCAGCATCAAATGCCCCTTCAGCTTGCACTTCACTCGCAACGCATGGCGTAGCCGGGTGCATTGGTAAAGAAATCCTGCACACTGCGCAGTAATCACCTCCTTCAACACACTTAGCCGCCAATAATTTCCTCTCACGCTCAATATGCGCAACACAATCCTTACACATCCTAATCATCATCTCGGACATGCTCGTGTATTCCACAAATTTAAACGGTGGTTTACACGGATTTTGCGTATCGAACAAGTCAGCATCATAGACTCCATACCGAAAACGCCAATAATCGTTTGAGTCATCTAGCTTATCCATGTCCAATCCACCAGTCGCATTTGCGTACTTCGGCTGCACAAAGACCTCCAAATAAGTATTCACTCGTCGCCAAAAAACCGACTTATCCTTAATCATCTTCTGCAGTTGGGAGCCTCCATAATTTGTGGTTTGAAAAACCTTAACAAAATTACAGAAAACTTTCCCCTTCTCCTCAATGGCAGCCTTCTCAATCGGTAACGGCTTATTATTCACAAATTTAATGATCGCCTCCACAAAAGTTTCATCAGCATAACAATGCTCACCAGTCTTCTGGTCTTGATCATCTATTACGCACGAAATACTCGAGGACGTCAAATTATCCTGAAAATTCGCCCCAGCTATGTGATTAAACACAGTTTCAGGTCCATGGGGTAAACCCAAGGCCCTACTCGTGGCTTTATCAATGGTATCTAACATAGCCGTTTTCCCGGTTCCTGAAGAACCCACCAACATCGCGAAAAATGGCGTAATTCTATACTGCCCATTCGCCTTTCGACTCTCCAATTCACGCAATTTAATCTTAAGTTGATTGATCGTCAAAAACACCTGCTTCACCAAAAGAGGATCAGTATCTCCATCAAAAAACTTTGTAAATCGCCCAGCATTTTCAACGTGCAACTGGCAAAAGTCAAACAACTGGTCAGGTGTTAACTGACTATGCATAAAACTCGGGTAAGCACCCGCCTTCAACTTTCTTTGAAACAACTGCGCTACTCCAATTCGCGCATTATCAATAACAATCTCAGGACAAGTCAATAGCATTTCAGCACCACTCAACCAATCCGCGAACGAATCTTTACCCCAAAGCTCAGATATGTCGCGATTCACAATGGCATTCTTAATGCGCACTGCACACTCTTTCAATAACCCGAGCAAAGAAGAAATAAAATCACTAAATCCATCTCGCCCGCGGAAAAACGTTCCATACTTTCGCACAATAGACGACACCTCATAGGCATCCATCTTAACGCCAAGTCCAGTAACCAAAGCACCGACTGACAGTGTGCTAAAAAGCGCCGTCAATTTCGACCCAATTCCAGAGTCCATTGCCGTCTGCGACACTTCCTTCGTCCCAGACATCATATCCTGCAAAACCTTCATCACCGGATGCAGCTTGTCACCATCTCCTTCAACGGGGACTTCATGTTCCAACTCCTTCGCTTCATCAACAGACTCAGCTTGAACTTCCGTAGTCACGACATCCGTAAACGTCTTCTTTAACAGTGACAATACCAACCGCACAAATGAGGGTATCACATCATCCTCAAACACAGAATTGATACAATTGATAATATTTGTCACAACATTAACAACTGAAGAACATTGGTGTATAGACACAATGGTACACAACACCGAAACAACCCCTTTCGAAACATCAGGATCATTCGCAAAATGCAAAATCAATTCCGTATAAGGAGGCAATGAAACCTCAACGGGGATTCCCCCAACTCTCGTCTGCAAAGACACCTTCTTTCCTCCATCAGCAGTGGTAGACGGCTCGCGACTAACAGTAGCTCCTTGCACCTCATACACATCAGCATCCTTCAAAGTCTTCGGAACCACATAAAGATTGCTACTACGTGACAACTTCAAAAAGTCACGCGCAACAGCCTGTAAATGTGAACCAACAATCTCTTTAAAATGTCTGCGTCCATCTGCATTGCTAACCGTTCGCTCCCAATCATCAAACAGAACCGTCAATTTCAGGCGTATAGCTGGATTACGCACAGTAGGCAATAATTCCATTAAGCGTCCTTTATCAGACACGCTCCTACCCGCAAAATTCAGTCCTAACATTGGATCAAAACCGCCAAACTCCCTGGCTGAGGGAACAAACGTTGTATTCGCATTAAAATCATTAACCCACAATTTAGCGTTGCCACGAAGAGTGGTCAACGGCTTCTTATGAGCCTTCTTAAAATCGAAATTTGCTAAAAGCCACGCAGCTGAATTATAATCGACAAACTGAGTCTTCTTTGTTAAAGAATGCTTCGTTTTATTATATTCACTAGCCAATTCACCTTTTCGCATCAACTGTTCCACAGTTCTCTGTCCAGCCAACCTCTTGTAGTCTTCATACTTTTTCTTAGCATCACCGGTTCTGGCTTCTAAAGAATTTCTGATCTTCACATCTCTAGTCCAATCTTTACTCTTCTTAATCATCCACCGACTAGGCTTAAAAAGCTTCAAATCTTCTGTCTTCGCCTTTTCCCAAGTAAATCCGTCATTTTCATCTTTCATCTCGGGCTTCCTGTCGACCATTCGATCAACGGTATAATCAGAGATCTTAAGTGGTTCAACCGACTTCCCTCGATTCGGATTGAACCGAGGGGCCTTGTCAGTATAATCATACATAGAAAAATCACCATCAAATGTAATTCCTTTCTTAGACTCAACCTTCTTAATCTCAGATTCCTCCGGGGTCTTCGACTTCTTCTTCATTAACTCTTTCAAAGAGATCAATGTTCTTTTCTCCTCCAACTTCGCTTGATGCTCACCTGGTTTAGGTCCAACACGCGCCACAAATTGCTTGCGCTTGTACTCAGCAGCCATCAGCTGTTTTTTAGACATCAAAGCTTGGCCCTCAACGACCTTCTCGCGCTTCTGCAACGCAGAACGTTCTTTCGCCTTCAATTCCATCATAGCTGCATTCCGCAGTCTACGCGTCTTATTCTCGACCTCATCCGCCTCAAACTCTTCACCCAAAACATGGAATGGGTTTCGCTGTTGTTTTAACGTAGTCATTTTTAGCTAGCAGCAACCTCCCCAAATGGGGCCACCTCACCAACACCTCTCAACATCACCGTCAGGTTAACAGCCATGATGTAATAACTCCAAATTCGAACACTACCGGAAATCAAACAAATTATGATATATAAAATCATTCCAGTCTCATCCGCAGCCGTAGCCGCAGACAAAAAGTAC